GGAAATGACGCATTATGTTCCTGTTGATACATGTGCATTTATTTTTGGCGACAAAGACGAGATTGACTTTCTCGATGGTTTAGATTTGCATGACTAGATATAAAGTTTTGAAAAGGTGTTGACAAGGCATGGCGATGTGTGATATAAGTAGTTGTATAAACAAAATAGAGAAGAGACTATGATTTTAATAGACCTAAGTCAAGTTATCATATCCAATCTAATGACACAGGTTGGCCCACGCACCACAGAAATCGATGAAATGTTGGTGCGTCATATGATATTGACGAGCATACTCAACATAAAAAAGAAATTTTCGGCCGAGTACGGTAATATCGTAATCTGTTGCGATAATAAAAATTATTGGCGAAAAGACTTATATCCATATTATAAGTATTCTCGCAAGAAGGAAAGAGAAAGTTCTGGAATAGATTGGAGTTTGATTTTCAATACAATGAATGATGTCAAACGCGAATTGAAAGAAGTGTTTCCTTACAAAATTATCGAACAGGATCGCGCCGAGGCGGACGACATTATTGCAGTTTTGACTCAGACATATGCAGTACACGAAAAAGTATTGATTATGTCTAGTGACAAAGACTTTAAACAATTGCAAAAGTATCCTAATGTGGTGCAGTATAGCCCGATGCAGAAAAAATATTTGCAGGAAGATAACCCTGTAAAATATCTTCGCGAACATATCATTCGCGGCGATAAATCTGATGGTATTCCAAATTTCCTCAGCGATGATGAGGTATTTGTGGAAAATCGTCGACAAAAACCTATCACAAAAAAACTTCTAATAGGGTGGATGGACATGACCAGAACACCAGAAGATTTTTGCGATGCAAACATGTTGGAGCGTTGGAAAAGAAATGAGGCCTTAGTTGATTTAACAAATGTACCAGAAGGGATTAAAAAAGAAATTTTAGACAAATTTGAAATGTCTCCGGTGGGTGATATGAAAAAAGTCTTTAACTATTTTATCCAAAATCGCATGATGATGTTGATGGAAGAAATCGACTCATTTAAAGAGAAAGAATACAAATCTTATCATAAACTAGATGTAATGAGGACCGCATGAAAGAAAGAACTAAAAATTACAAGTGTTACTCAAAAGTAATACCAATCGTGTTTCAAGACCATTGTTATGGGTTTGAAGTTAAATTGACCGAAGTAAATAGTATTTGGTCGCAAGATGGCAGATCTGTTGTCACAAAGAAATTCTTTGTTGATGAAACGAATGCCAAAGAGTATGCAGAGTCCGTCAGAGTTTAACTCTGACGGCCCATACATAGGAGAAGACGGATGATAAAAACTGCAATTAAAATATTAGCGCTGTCAACTTTATTGACTGCGTGTTCTCATACACTAAGTTTATCGGTACAGGCTGCAGAAAGAGTAACCGGAACTATTGTTGGAATACAACCTGTATATAGTACAAGATATGAGAATGTTCCCGAATTAGTTTGCAACAATGTTCACGTTCCATTGACTAATAATGCAAATGTTTTGCAGGGTGCAATCATCGGTGGAATTATTGGTAACTCGCTGCGCGGCGGAAGTAAGGTACGAAATCGAAATACCGGCGCGATTATCGGTGCTTTCATTGGGGCCAATCAATCTAGTGGAAACAATGCCACTAGAGTTGAGAACCGTTGTCAAACAGTCAACAGACGCAATTCTTATCAGGTGATTGAAAAATATTGGCTGGACATAAGAGTTCATGGAACTACTATTCGCCGGTCGATATATGCAAATAACAATCGTCCAAATGTTCGCATTGGACAACATATAGATGTGATGGTAAATTATTCTATAAATTAATTTTATGAAAGTTGATAATATGTATATAGTTGAAAATTTTCTTCGATGTGAAGATCATCAAAAAATTGAAGAATTTATCTATTCAGACGATTTTGAATGGAAATATGTCGCTTTCAAATCCAGAACCGGAGATGATGACATACAATCCGATCATGGATATCATAATCAACAGATGTATAGAATTCTTTATAATAGTGTTACGGGGGTGCGTGATATGAAATATTTACCACATTTTATGCCCGTGGGTGCCCTACTTTCACCATATGCTGCGTTGAGAATGAAAATTAATTTTCAATTTCCATGTGCAGAGGTTGTTCAGAGTCCATTTCATCATGATATTGCGATTGAACAAATTCCTAATGATGTCAAAATTTATACTGCGATTTTGTATTTAAATACAAACAACGGGCACACTATTTTTGAGGACACTGGGGAGAAAATAGAAAGTAAAAGAAATCGGTTGGTAGTGTTTGATGCAAGGAGGGCCCATGCAGGAACAAGTTTTACAAATGCGCGGAATAGGATTGTTATTAATATAAATTTCATTCCATCGATCGAAACTGAGAAGTTTTTAGAAAGAAATAATGTTTACTGTAAAGAGGGCAACCAATAATATGCAACAATATCCTATCGTATTTGAGAACTTTTTTTCTGATTCCGAGTGCAAAACTCTTTTAGAACTGGCCACAGACAATGAAGAGCTGTTTGAAATGACCGCATGTCCCATTCCAAGATGGGACAAAAGAAATATCCACGCATATATGCTTCAAAAGAATCATAAGACCGAACACGCCGTTCTTTTAGAGATAGCAGAACGGATACAAAATAAAATTCGAGAAATTGAAAATGACAAAAATGTTTGGTTAGAAGTCCCTATGTATTCACGTTGGCTGCAGGGTGATGATTTGATGCCCCCACATGCAGATAATATAGAACCGGATGGAATAACACCAAATAGTTCGCCATGGAGATCGCATGGGGTTGTTTTATATTTGAATGATAATTTTTTGGGTGGAGAACTATATTATGAAAATCACGACATGACAATAAAACCAATGGCTCGGTCTTGTGCCATTCATCGCGCGGGCATTGTGGACCGACATGGAGTTCTCGAGGTGCAAAAAGGAACACGCCATACAATAGTGACATTTGCGTGTGTCGATAAAAATTATGTTGATAAACAAAAATATAGTTTTTTGGATGGATATAACGAAATGTACAAATGATAAAATCTTTAAATTGAGCCCTTGACAAGTGCCGACTAGCCTGATAGCTTATTAGTATAGAAAGAATCACTTGTCACTGAAAGGACAAAAAATGCAAGATCAAATCGCAACTCTCCTCGAAACAATCAAATCAGATTATGTTATGTTTACTTCGCGTGGTGATGCCGATAGAGTGTTGTCAGACATCAACCATCAGATGATTGCCGAGTTCAACGAAGGACTATCAGTCAAAGAAGGTAGTAAATATGTCAAAATCATGACCAAAGGTTCTGTTTGGGGGTTTGTTGTAAAAGGTGACAACGACAAAAAATTTCGGAAAGGTGATATTCTAAAAGCCGCAGGTTGGGCAACTCCTGCTCGGAACCACGCTCGGGGAAATATCCTAGACGGTGGTTACACAATCCAATGGACAGGACCACTTTACATGTAAAAAGAGTTGAGGGGGTTGACACCCTCTCTTTTTTGTGATATAGTAATAGTATAGAGAGAATCATAGAAGGAAATATAATGATCGCAGTGAAAAATAAAACAATCTTGGTTGATTGTGATGGCGTACTCCTAGATTGGGGGTACGCCTTTGCCTCTTGGATGGATCGGCATGGATATGTCGCAACAGGAAGTAGTGAATACGATATTGGTGTCAAATATGGATTGCCGAAATGTGAAAAAGAAAAATTAGTACGGATGTTTAATGAAAGTGCCGCAATTCGGAAACTACCTCCTTTGCGGGATGCAATTAAATATGTCAAAAAATTGCACGAAGAACATGGTTATGTTTTTCACGCGATTACAAGCCTAAGTACAGATCAATATGCGTGTCACTTACGGACAAAAAACCTTCGGGAATTGTTTGGAAATACGGCGTTTGAAAAGTATGTATACCTTGACACGGGCGCTGACAAAGATGACGCGCTACTGCCTTACAAAAATACCGGATGTTATTGGGTAGAAGATAAACCCGAAAATGTCGATTGCGGTATCAATCTTGGACTCTCTGGTATTCTTATTGCACACGATCATAATGTTGGTTATGATGGAAATGCGGTGCGGGTTCAAAACTGGAAAGCGATTTACAAAATCATTGTTGGACAATATGGTATTATTTAATACGCCTTAAATCCAGTTGGAACGGTATAACTTAGAGTTTGGCCTGGCCCAGATACGAATTGTAAAGTGGCATTTTCGGCGGCCGCTGTAGAACCAAAAACGAAGGCATGTCCGGTGGTAAAATTGATTCCAGATATATCCATACCCGCTCCAGTGCCAGGCGCGCCGCCAGTGTTCGTGGAAGTGTCCCAAGTGCCATCAACTCCAAACCACACCCTTTCGGCAGTCGTGTCATATGCAATCATTATAGTATGTAGATTGCCATCGTCTAAAGTGGTCCAAGTTGGCGTGGCAGCATACACGCTGAATGGGTAATATCTAGGAGTCTCTGCGTACATCGAAATCTGAACATCACCGAGAGTATTCCAACCCAAAGTCCCAGCCTGTGCCATTGCTAAATCTCCTATACCGAAAAAGAATCTATCGCCGTCTGTTACCAAGGAAGAAGTTGTGTTTAACTCTATATAATATTTACCTAGTTTCAAACCTGTTGTCGGCACATAAGCAACTCCAGAAGTTTCACTTGAACCAACTATAGCAGATAAGCTTAACGCACCTGTTGTTGAGTTTGCATTGATCGTCATTCTTGACCCAGATCCAGCGGTGGAAACATTCATAGGAGTCGTAAATTCTAAAGTATATATTGTAGACTTAGAAGTACTATGTAAACCATCAGTCGCTTTATATCTTAAAGTGAAACTTCCAGCATCTGCTTCTGTAGTAGATGGAGTAATAGTAAAAGCGTTACTAGATTGAGAAATAGTTGCTTGTGATTGATTTGACGGATTAGTATCATACGAATATTCGATAGGAAATCCTTCTGGGTCGCTGGCTACAACAGTTTGATTTGTTGCAGTTCCATCAATATCCAAATTAGCAGATGTTGGTGGTGCTGTTGTCCATTCTGGTACGGCGTTTGCGTCTGTATACACTCTATCCCATTCTGTACCATCCCAAACGTAAACTGCCTTAGTGTCAGTCGCAAAACCAAAATCTCCAGCAGTATTACCACTTGAAGGAAATGCAGCAAGATTTGCATACTCAGTAACAGAAGAACCGGCAGCACCCGATGCTGTCCATCTAGTTTTAGATGTATTATATGTCCAAATATTTTCACCGACTGTATGAGTATCCCCATTCGAAGGGCTGTCTGGAAAGTTTATTGCCATTTGTTATTTATCCTTTAATAGTAACTAAATCCAGTGGGCGGCGCATATACTTGACCACCAAATATAAATGTTGCAGATATTGATCCATTAGTTTCAGACCCAATAATAAATGAATATCCACCTTGAGAATAATCTATAGTTCGCCCTGCGCCTGTAATTGGATCACCTGTGTTAGCAGCCCATGTATTATTTACACCAAACCAAACTTTTTCTGCATCTGTATCATATGCAATTTGAAATACATCGTTTGAATTGTTTGCAATTATCATCGGACTGCTGTTAAATCCAGTACTAGTACCATTGGGTGCGCCGCTTGGATGTTGGGTTGCATAATTAAAAGAAACTTGTGTCTGAGAATTATATTGATTACTATTAGTTGAATTATATCCAATATTTGCATTGTGTGCCGCAGCATCATTAGTTCTAGCAATACCAACAGTCCAAGCATCACCAGATGCATTAGTAAGTTTTACTTCTATATACTTTTTGCCTGTAGGCATAGTATTCCCAGAACCAGTTGGGAAATATAAAGTACCAGTTCCGCCGCTTGTTGCATTGGTATGAAAAGTTGTTATAGTACCATCTGTGGTTGGTTGTAGTGTATTTGAATTTCTTGTCTGTAATACATCAACAACAACAGGTACAGAAAATCCCAATGATATTGTTGAAGTTGTCGGTGTTGTTAGTACTCCATCTGAAGCTTTTACTCTGAAAGAAAAATCACCAGCATTCGACTCTGTGGTTGAAGGAGTCAATGTAAAAACTCCATTAGATTCAGATACCCCAGTAAGTTGAGGCGGCAAACTCGATGCACTATATACTGTCGATCCGCTATACGCATCCCAATCATAAGTCACCGGAAATCCGCTATCGTCTACGGCAACGGCTGTCAATGTGGTAGTAGTACCATCAGAATTTAAATCATGAGTCGCAGAAGGAGAAGTAGTATATCTAGGTCCAATTTGTGGGCCCATAGACATTCTCTGCCATGCGACTCCATCCCACATATAAGCTGCTTGAAAATCTGTGTCAAAACCAATATCACCAGCAGTGTTTCCAGAACTAGGAAATGAAGCAAGATTTGGATATGAGGTTGCGGAATCAGTTCCGTCAGTACCGTCAGTGCCAGCTGGTCCAGATATAGAAATCCACTGACTTGATGAACCATCATTATAGTAAACGCTGAGACTACCATCTGTAGAATCAAACCATTGGTCGCCATCACTAGGACTCGCCGGTGCAGTATCGGAAACAGTTACAGAAGAACCACCACCACCGGAACTGGTTTTCCACAGTGTTTGTGTTGCATTATAGGTATATACAACACCGTTTGCCGTAAAAGTATCCCCATTTGAGGGACTATCTGGAAAGTTTATTGCCATTTGTTTTTATCCTTTATGCGCCGTCCCAAGTTGCCATAGAACCTGATGGTAATGTATCGTAAACTTCTTTAATCTCTGCATCAGTCAACATCGTTGTCCACATAAAAATTGCTCTAAGTTGGTGGGCTCCATTGTAACCTGAGTAATCTGCATAAGTTGTGGTTGTATCGTTTATCTGAAGTCCACGTATAGTATGGATATTTAACTTGTTAGTTTCCAGTTGACTGTATGCAGTACTTGCACCAGCAGTCGCCGTCAAAGCATTGCCGTTTACATCAGAAGATAGAGTTTCGCCAGAATGTGTAGCACCACCACTTATACTGGCGCTACCGGAGGAAGAATGAATATATCCCCCGTAGTTAGTACTATCATTTCCATTGATTAATATCTGTACGCTGGCCCCAGTTGCAAAACCCCATATAAACATATAAGTTTTTACTGTAGAGAGGTCATCAGGAAGATCAATTCTAGGATTGTTACCTGTCCATTCCCAGACAGGTGTTCCGCCAAAACCATTCGACTGATACGCGCCGTTTTCTATCGTAAGATTTCTTCCATTCCCAGATAAATCAGTCCAAGTCGTACCACTTCCGCTATAACTTGTAGAATTTCCAAAATCCCATCGACCAAATAATGATGATGTTTGTGGAAAAAATGATAAAGAATATTGTGTAGACCTAGAAGTACTATGTAGTCCATCAGTCGCTTTATATCTTAAAGTGAAACTTCCAGCATCAGAGACAGTCGTGGACGGTGTAATAGTAAAAACATTATTGGCCTGAGAAATAGTTGCTTGGGCTTGATTTGATGGATTGGTATCATATGAGTATTCAATAGGAAATCCTTCTGGATCACTTGCCACAACCGTTTGAGTTGTTGCAGTTCCGTCACTAGTCAACGCCGCAGATGTTGGTGGTGATGTTGTCCATTCTGGTACAGCGTTTGTATCTGTATAAACCCGATCCCATTCAGTACCATCCCAAACGTAAACCGCCTTAGTATCGGTTGCAAACCCCATATCACCAGCGGTATTACCACTTGAAGGAAATGCGGCAAGATTTGCATATGAGGTCGGAGAACCAGCAGCTCCATCTGCTCCGGTAGCCCCATCTGCTCCGGTAGCCCCATCTGCTCCAGCCTGTTGTGGTGCAGATTGTACCCACTGACTCGATGACCCATCGTTATAATATACATATAAATTTAAATCTAAAGAATTATACCACATATCACCATCACTAGGACCGGCCGGTGCAGTATCAGAAACAGTTACAGAAGAACCACCACCACCGGAAGCCTCCACACTTACCCAGTAACCTTTTGTCGCATTGTAAGTGTATGTGATATTACCTTCGGTGACAGTATCGCCGTTTGACGGGCTCGTAGGGAAATTGATTGCCATTTAAAATCGTCCTGTATATTTGTAGATAAATACTTATTACCTATTTATATAAACGGAGTCACCATGTTTCTTTCAGTACTACTTTTGATTGTTGCGGTTATTATTTCTGCCGTAGCGGCATATTATTCTATTGCCGGATTGATCACGATCTTTGCGGCCGCAGTTGTTCCAGTTATTGTTATGGCGTCTGTTTTAGAATTTGCAAAAGTCCTAACCGCGGCATGGTTATCACACAATTGGAAAAGAATAAACTTTTTTCTTAAAAGCTACTTGACATTTGCCGTTATAGTGCTTATGCTTATAACAAGCCTTGGTATCTTTGGATTTCTTTCAAAGGCACATATTCAACAGACGGCGGATGCAAAAGAAAATGTTGCCCAGATAGAAATTGTGACTGACAACATAGAAAGAAAAGAAAATGAAATATCTGATTGGCAAGATGAGATAGTCAAAATAGAAAACTCTGGTTTGGAAAAAAACACAGAAATTAACGAACAAATAACCATAGAGGAAACTCGACTTAAAGATGCAGTAAAAGAATACGAGGAATTAGTTTCTGAACAAAAAGAACTAATAAAAGAGTCTCGGAAAAATTTGAATTTGGTGGATAAATATACGGCAGAAAATAATATCACTGCCTTACAGACATTGGTAGGGAGTCCAGCCGATGGCAAGTATGGAAAACAAACAGCCAGAAAGGTTGCAGAGTACACCGAACAAGAACAGAATCGTGTTGATATTTTAGTTTCTAGCGCAAGGACTAGAATAAATGAGTTGCGAGATGAACAGAGAGATGAGCGTGTAAAAAGTAACGAATTGATTGACAGATTGAGATCTGAAATTAGTTTAGATGATATTGGAGTGGGGGATAAACAGAGAATAGAATTTTTGAAAAAAAAGATAGATGTCGCATATGCGGTATTGCAAGATATGAATTTGGAAAAAATGAAGTTTGAAAAAATGTATAGAGAAATTGAAACAGAAGTTGGCCCTATAAAATATGTTGCAGAAATATTGTATTCTGAAGTTGATGAAGGAGTTTTAGAGGATGCCGTTAGGTTTATTATTTTGTGTCTTATTTTTGTTTTTGATCCGCTCGCAATTTTATTAGTAATCGCAGGAACATCATCTATAACATATTACAGACAGTTAAAACGTGGAGAAAACTTGACGCATCTAAGCGAAGAGGATTTTAAGAAAGAGACCGACATAATCCCGACAGAAAAAAAAAGCCCAACTTCAACGATAAGATTGAAAAATGGAATACAGAAAAAATTGAAAACTACGAAAATATAGAAATGGAAAAATGAATGAAAGTTAAATTGATTAGTTATTCGAAGGCCCCCGAAGATTTTGGCGACCTAAGTGATTTGCAAGAATTGGTGGCGTACTGCGCTAGAGTGTCAAACCCATCAAATCAAATGAATAAAGAAACCAGTGAAAAGTTGATAAAGTATTTGATCAAACATGCACACTGGTCTCCTCTGGAAATGGTAAATGTTTGTATCGAAATAGAAACGACAAGAGACATCGCCCACCAAATTGTTAGACATAGAAGTTTTTCTTTTCAAGAATTTTCGCAGAGATATGCAGATCCGAACGATATGGGAGATTTATTTGTCATGTCAGAGGCAAGACTACAGGACACGAAAAACCGACAAAATAGTATTGAGATTGACGACCCAGAATTACAAATGGCGTGGTATAAAGAACAAGAGAAAGTTACAGAGGCTGCGGATATGGCATATAGTTGGGCAATCAAACACGGTATTGCGA